TATCACCAATACCAATATAATAACCATTAAATTCATTATCAATAGTTGATTGCCCTTTGTTAAATACAAGCATTGCTGCACTACTAAGAGAAGTGATTTTGTTTTTAAACTCAGAAGCTGCACCAACTCTATCTGTAAATTCAAAAAGCTCACCTGATTTAATTTGGCGATATTCTTCAGGTGTAACCGAGAATTGTTTTGGTCGACCTAAAACATAAACAGGTTTTGCTGGACCTGAATATGTCGCAGATAAAGCACCTTTAGCTGCAGCATCTGCTACAATTGCTGGATAGGCAAGAACGCCTATTTTTGTACCAAAACCAGCTCCATTACCTCCACCATATGGTAGTCGGTTAACAAGAAGTGATCCAGAAGAGTTAAGAGCAGCACGTGCCGTGTGATAGAAGTATCTTTCAGCTGGTGTCTTCGGAGTACCATAGATTTGTTCAAACTCAGTAATATTTCCGAGTCCGATAACTTCATCCGTAGGTCCTTCGGAGGCAAATCCAGCGATATAAGTTGTAGTCCCGGTCTGAGCCGTGCGTAGTGATAAATCACTCTCACGAATCTCTACACCAGGAGATTGAATTGTTCGTCTAGCCATAACATTATTTATGCCTTTTTGAGCATAAATCTGTCAAATCTCAAATTTAATTAGTAATTTATAAGCTCGGAATGTATCTGCGAGTATACAAAAGTCATTGAGCTTTCAATCTCTGCAGAGTCTCTATAATTATAGTTCATTGCACCAACATTTATAGGAAAAGCTTTTGTATAAGTAAACTTAATACGCTTATTATCATACTCATCTAATCCATATAAAGTCATATCAGTTTGATAAGAAGCAAAACGTTCATCTATTGAGAGGTCATCAACATCATATAGACCTTCTTTCTCATCGTGCATTAAATCTAACCATTTATAGATAGTCCAATAGTTATTGAATTCATTATCTACTGTAAAGTTAACCGTAACTGGAGGGTATGGCTCCTTCGCATGAGCAGAGTTATATAGATTGGATCCTGCATATCCTATTTGAATAGATGGTACAGTAATCTCTGGTACAACAGAACCGTATACAGAGAACTGAAACGCATCCTCATTTAAATTATAGGTACGTCTCTCTGTTTTACTTTCAATCTTCTTAAGAGCTTGAGGTACTTGGAATACCATTATAAACTTATCAAGACGACTCTTGTTAAGAAAAGACTGGTTGTTAGAGTTAGTAGCCATACATATATTTAATACAACGGTGCATAACCGTTCATTTCTAAATCAGACATATCATCTGATTGCTGTGAAGAATCCATACCAAAGAAGCAGGGATTTAAATTGTGATTTGTATCACCAACAACTTCATTATCAGTATAGATGGATGTAGGATCTTCAAAAAGAGACACACCAAAGTCCATTGGTGAAATGACTTTAGGTCTACCTGTTAAGTCAACCTCGTTAATGTCAAAGTATTTCTCAGCTATATCATTATCTAATACATACAATGAATAAAGAAGAGCCATAACTAAGTCATCATTCTCACCATGACGAGCCTTCCAAGTACCATTAGGGTAACGAACAAAATGTCTTAACTCATGTAAAGTTCTTTCATCCTTTAGAGTAAGAGCTCTACAATCATTAATCCAATAGCGCATATTAAGAACACCTTTATGCTTTGTATTTGTATGAGCAATCATACCTTGCATACGATTCTTTCTATGAGCAGCTGAGTTACCATAAGATACAATCTTTGGATAACCCAAATCAACAGCAAGTCTATCTACAACCTGAGCTCCACAGTTGTTACGTTCAATTAAAGCAAGAGGGTTACCATAGTTTCTTAATATACTATGCACCTTATTAGAAAATTCTAGAGGAGAAATCATATTGCTTCTATATACAGCTACCTGTCGTATGTCTACTGGATCAGTTATATCTAAAATTTGAACAATAGATGAATCTTTACCAACTCCTTCTGATGTATCAACACCAGCAACATATATACGAGACGGATCTGCTTCTTCCCATACTTTATAAGCCCCATCATCTAAAACTATAGCTGGTTCACAAATCTGCCTTTCCATTATCTCAAATAGCTCATCATCGATAGAAGACTCTCCACTGTTAATAAACTCGCAGTTAAACTCTTGCATCCAAGCTTCATGCGAGCCAATAGCTTGCTTAGTACTAGCAGCCCATTTTTCATCTCTACCAGGTACTTCATTCCACATTATCTTACCATGACCCCATCCATTATCTCCATTAACAGCTCCTGTATAAAGCTTATGAAATAGGTTATGTGTACCATTTGCAGTAGAACATATGAATACTTTAGATTTCTTTGATGATGAAATAATAGGAAAGACTGATTTCCAAAACTCATCTACTAAATGAGACTCAATAAATGCACACTCATCAATAACTAAACAGTTAACTGATTGTCCTCGTGCAGCAGTACCGGTCGTAGTTGTAATACCAATACGAGAACCATTCTCTAACGTCATGGATGTCTTTGCATATTCCTTTACTGGGGGTTTAAGCCAGTTAGGTAACTCCTCATAAGCCATTCGTACTCGTTGAAAGATTTCAATAGCAGTAGCTTCTTTGTTCGCTACAAGAAGAATGCGTTGATCACTCTTAAAACATGCCTGCCATAGAAGGTATATAGTCATAAGAGTAGACTTACCAATCTGTCTCGATGCTAATAAAATATAATATCTATTATCACGCATCGCTCTTAAAGCTGTTTTCTGAGCAGGGTAGAGTTTAATCTTCTCTTTACCCGTATCCAAGTTAACAATATGAAAGAAGTTCTCGGCAAAATATAAGATATTGCGCTTTGCTTTCTTAAGCATTGCAACCTGTTCTTTGGTATACTCACCCTTCCATCTAGCATTAGGCAAATGCTTATTGCCCATGTAATATTGACTGTCTTTATTAGTAGTAGCCATTATACATATTTAATCTTTACGTCGTTTTTTGTAGACTTTTTTTGCCCTTTGCATAAATATTAGTATGGCTAAACAATATGACCTTAAAGATCTTGGTGAGGTCTACGGTAATCTCGGTAAAGAGACTGCAGTACTTGCTGAGGATACCCAATCACTTACAGTCGGCGATGCAAAAGCTGGTATTGGAAGTGCAGATATTTTACCTGGAGGACCGACTAAGGAAGCCGGTTTCGAGGAACCAACAGTTGATGTAACAAAGTGCGGAGATAAGAATCCATACAATGTTAAAGCATATTCATACGGTGCAGGTAATGATCCTGGTGTGGGAGCTGAGGAGCCAGCACCAACCGGTGAAGATGCTCTACACGGTGAAGAAGATGAAGAAGGAAAGCCAGACTATATCGATCTTGATGGTGATGGAGACAAAAAAGAGTCAATGAAGCAAGCTGCTAAAGATAAAAAGAAGAAGGATCACGAAGAAGAAGAGGATGAGGATGAAGAAAGTTCAGAAAAAGACTTGGAAATGGCACAAGAGGGATTAAATACTTTCATGGCTAATAAATCTGTATTCGACCGCCTTTATAATAAGGTCATGGTTAACGAAAATTACGAGATGGAAGAGATGGACGATCTCGCTGCACTCGGAATTGATGACGCTGCTCCTGACGCTGAAGGTGAAGATGGGGATAGCGAAGAAGAAGTCACTATAACTCTTGATAAGGACATGGCACAGCATCTCTGTGATATCCTTAAAGCAGCTTGTGGTGAAGACGACGACGTTGAAGTAGACGAAGTTGAAGATGGTGAAGGACATCATGAAGATGGTGAAGGACATCATGAAGAAGACGAAGAGGGAGAGCCTCACGCAATGAACACTCATTACAATGATGGTAAGTCTAACAAAGTTGGTAACGTAACCGGTCTTGGTGGAAGTGGTGGATCAGCTGATACTGGTTCAACTGCAGAAGTACTTCATCACACAGTAAACGATGGTGACGGAAAGAATAACAAAGTTGGTAATCTTCCTGATGGAAAGAATGCTTTCGGTGATGTTAAAGTAGAGCCAATGAACAAGGTTGGTAAAGCTTAATTTTAAATAACCTTAACTAAGAGGCTCACGACTTTAAATCGTGAGTCTTTTTTTGTATTCCGCTTAAGTGGGCATAAATATATGTACATGAGAACCTTCAAAGAATATTATCAGGGTGACAATATGATGAATGCTGGAGCTGTTTCTGCAACGACAGGAGGTAAGAGTATAATGCGTACGGGTAGAAAGCATGAAAATCTAACACGCAAAGAATATAGTCATAAATGTCCTCATGTGCGTAATTTAATAAATGGAGGCGCATCGCAAATTAAACTTATGGGCATGCCTCTTATGCAGACTCTTCAAGCATATGGTATGGAATTTCAACCAGGAGTAACTAACGGATGTGGTAACTCTGGTGTAGAGGTTAGAATGTATAAAGATGAAGAGGATAATGAGTGCGGTATCTTAAGCAAGAAACATTAATATGGCCTGCAATACTGAGAGACAAAACTGTACACCAGAAGAAATTATGGCTGCAGGGCAACTGCCTTGCGGAAAATTCATGAATGGTGAGAATTTACAAGCAGAACAGCTTGTATATGATTTAGCGTATAGAGATCTCATTAACAATCAAGGAGTTCAGATTGAATACTTTATTAATACATTTACATTATCAGGTGCTAATCTGTTATACGGTGAAGAGCCTACAGCATCATACTTAAATGGTATAGAAATGCAAATGTATGTAGAGCTATCTCAAGACGCTCTTACTCTTAGTCAGTTTGGATTTGACCCAGGTGATGACTTTACAGGCTTCCTTCACATTGAGACCTTTGCTAGCACAGTTAGTGCAGTATTATCTGCAAGAGAGCATTTCTCTCTTAATAATAGTTTCTCTGCTATTGAACCTCGTGCAGGTGATCTTGTTGAATTAGTTTCTCTCGGCTGTGATAGACCAGGAGGTAGAGGTCCAAAGATATATGAAATTACAGAACGCGTTGATGAAGATATATCAGCTATTAATCCTATAATGGGTCATTATGTGTACCGTGTAAGAGCAAAACGTTATGACTACTCTTACAAGCCTAACTCACCGAAAGAGCAACAGAATGAGCAAGTATATGATGATAGCTTTACTGGCGTATTAAGTACGAATATTCCAGGAGATGAGGTATCTCCTACTAAGAGGTACGAGCATAACATTGATCAAGTATCTCAAGATGACGTCTATGATATGGATCAGAATAATACTGACATCTACGGTGGCTACTATTAAAAGAAAAAGCTCGTAAGCAGCTGGGGCCACCTACGAGCTCTAGTCGAGTAAGAGACTTTACTTCTTACCGTTCTTATGCTTTCCAGTTTTTACTCCTGGAGCTGACTTCTCTTGTTTCGCAGCAGACTTAACTGGCTCCGGATTAGATTGGACAGCAACAGGTTCAGCAGCAGCTGCTTGACGTGGTGGTTGTAAGAGCGAGTTAACAATACCATTAACATCAAACATTTGATTAACATCATCATATGGACACTCATGTATGGCGCCTGTGAAGTTATAATCATGCAGGAAAGAATCGATTGTACCTTCTGGAAACTCTACAGGAGGTTTAAAGTTTTGGTGCATATCGTAACCGAATACCTCTGGCTGTGTACCTATCCATACAACAGATGCTTCCTTACCCATAGCTGCTGCTGCATGCTGGAATGAAGAATCTACAAACAAGCATCGATCAGCGAAACGTAGTAGGTTAAATAGATTCTTTTTAGGTACTACCTTTTCATAACGAATTACATCATTAAGCGTAGGATGGAAGTCGTAACACACGTGTAGAATCTGATAATGTTCTTTAAGTTTATCAACAATATGCTGCGCTACCTGAGGGTGAATGTCTCGTACCCAAGAATAATTATCTGCTTGGTGATCTTTACCTGGACCACCAAAGGGCTGGAATAAAAGCAATGGCTTGGTTTTTTGAATAGCTGCTAATTCAGGGTCAATATAACCTGCTTCACGTATATTCATAGATAGCTTAGGCGCTTCACCACTATATTTTGTACCAATCATATCACACCATGTTTTAATTAGGTGTTTATTTTTACTAATATGTGATTTCTGCTTATAAGGTTCCTGTGCAAATACTTCAGTATCCTTACCTACTATATAATCTTGGTAGAAATATGGTACATTGCCTAAGCGATAGACTCTATGAACATCTTTATTATGCAGGTACACTTCTGGCCATGCGCAAACTACAATAACTTTTTTATCTGGGTTATTTTTCTTATATGCTGCAACGACAGCAGTACTTAGGATATGTTTACCAATCCCGCCTTCAATATTAAAAACAGCAAACTCGCTCATATAAAGATTTATTCTCTATATGAAATAAATCAACTACTATCCAACCGATAATGTTCCGTTATTACTCCATATAACCCCTGTAACACGTGGGTTAGCTGTTGGTAAGCCATTAGCATATAATCGAGTAACATGAAGCATATTCGAACTTACCGAGCAAGTACACGTACCCATAGCGACTGAGTTTTGATGTCTAACACAGTTTTCCGTTCCTCCTGCAATAAAGCCATTTTGTCCAACTAATGTAATTACATTATTTTGACCAGCAGCAATAGTTGCGAAATTACCAAGTACATCATTATTGTTTCCTGCTACAACAGCAGACCCTCCACCACAAGCATCATTATAATAACCTCCAAGAACTGACGAACAAGCTCCAGCTGCGTTAACTTGGTAACCTGCTTCAAGAGTTTCTACTTCTATTTCACTAAAAACTTGCTTAGCACAAAAATTATTGCATTGAGTTGTTCGAACATAAGAACCAGAAAGTGATTTCCAATCATTATAAACACCGGACCAAGTAGCGCTATTAGCATTAACAGTTGTAAATACACCAGTTAATGGTATATTACATGTAGTAGAAAGAAATGAAGTACCAACTAAGGCAGTAATGTCACACATTCTAGCAGCTTTAGTAGTAGAGGATTGAACTATTGCAAACTGCTCGGTTCCTCCTAAGGTGCTAGCTGCTGGTAAATTGCTGATCTTAATTCCGGCCATATCAATATTTATGCTCAAAGACTACTTTTATCGTTGATTTTTCTAAGTAACTATCGTATAATTATAATATGAATAAATGTCCACTCACCTTCAATGAGGCTAAGCATACTTATACTCATAATGTAACTGGTGAAAGGTATACTTCTGTAACTACCCTGCTAGGTAAATATAAAAAGCCATTTGATTCTGATGGAGCAGCTACTAGAGTTGCCAAGCGTGAAGGTGTCACAAAAGAGATGGTTCTTGAAATGTGGGAAAAGGAAAAGAACCGAGCATGCGACCGCGGTACTAGTATGCATAAACTACTCGAGGACTATATCACTGTAGGTGAGCAGGTAGATGATTATGGTTGGTTGTATAAGACTTATGATAAGTGTGCAGAGTATAATGTTGATAGATATCAGAAAGTTAAATGCGAGCAGATATTATGGAATGAGGACTTTAAGATTTCAGGACTAGCTGATCTTATCTACGAACATAAAGATGGTACCTTTACTGTAGGTGACTTTAAAACTAATAAGCGTTATCGATTCAGCTCTGACTATAATGAATGGATGCTAGCACCTCTCGATCATCTAACTGTATGTGAGCATTCAACTTATACTATGCAACTATCTATCTATGCTTATTTATATGAGCAATTGACGGGTAAGAAATGCCGTAAGTTAGTTATATACTACCTACAAGGTGATAGATTTGTTGCACATCATGGTAACTATATGAAAGCAGAAGTACTTAATTTATTTAAACATTATCGTGAAAACCGATTGAATAGTTAAGCTAGCTGAATAATTATTATATCACCTATGAAGAGAAGCACCGTCCTATCTAAGTTCGAAAAAAAAATTGATGAAGCTTTAACCGGTCTTTATGAAGCTCGTGATGTATTATCTAATGTTGAAGATCCAGAATTAGATGAGCTAGCAAATGAATACGTTGAAGAGCTTGAAGAGCAAATTGCTGAAGGAGTAGAAAAGCTGAGAGAAGCAGTTGATAATATCTTGGAATAGGTTATAATAATCGCATGAAGAAGCGAGTTCTTATTTGTGGTAATGGGTATGTTGGTGGCTATGTCTTTGCACAGCTATCAAAAAATACATCACTTGAAGTTACATTAGAGTCGAAAGCTACTCTAGACTATACCGACGAATACTATCTTCGTGATTACCTCAAAGAGCAGCGTTTTGATTATCTAATTAATGCTCAAGGATATACTGGTCGACCTAACGTTGATGCGGCAGAGCGAGATAAAGGAGCATGCTGGAAGTATAACGTTCAAGTACCAGTAATGTTTAATACTGTATGCAGAGAGCTACATGTTCAACCAATTCATATTACATCTGGTTGTATATTTACAGGTTATGATAAAGCTTGGAGTGAAGCTGATGAACCTAACTTTGGTGTATTTAACTCTGCTGCTTCTTTCTACTCTACAAGTAAGCATGCTTTTGAGTCAGTAAGTGATAATGGCATTACTATTCGTATTCGTATGCCCTTCTGTGATACTCTTAATGAAAGATCATATCTGACTAAGATTCATAAGTACGATAACCTTATCAGTGCTGTTAATTCTAAGACTTACATTCCGGAACTTGTTGACTTTATCGAGCAAATTATCGAGGATGAGCGTAAGGGTCATGATGTAGTTCACTTTACTAATCCTGAACCTCTCGAGACAGCTGGTGCTGTAGAGCTTATGAAAGAGTATGGTTTAGAGAATGAGAACTGGTCATGGGTGGATCTTAAAGATCTTAATCTAGCAGCTGGTAGGTCTAATTGTATTCTTGATACTACTAAGCTTAAAGAAGAGTATGGCTTTACGATGCTTACAGAGACTGAAGCTTTAAGAAAGGCTCTTAAAGCAATTGCCTCTTGATTAAATAAGTATGCATGAGCTTCAACATACTAGGTGATCACAAACTCGATATTGACGTAAAGTTAATTAAGAGGGTTATTGGTAAAAAAGATCAAACTTTTGATATAGAATTAAGTTCAATTAATTCATTACAGATTGACGACAATCTGATGAGAATGGGACTGTATGGAGTTATAGAGATTAATAACAAAGCTAATATACTAGACACTTTAGGTATAAATAGTAGCGAAGCAGACGATTTATTTATAGCTATAAGTATTAAAGATCTAGAGTTATCAAA